ACGTCAAGGCCAGCCGAGATCACCACCGATCCCACCACAGTTTCGCCATAAACCACCGGAATCGCACTAGCGACTGCGCTCGTGTTCTGAATGCCGCTAAAGCTGTAGGAGTCCCGCCCCTGCGGATCCAGCTGAGAGCCTTCAGTGCTAGAGCTAGGCGCAAAGGAGTTGGCCGGGCCAAGCGTCCCAACCTGAGGCGTAGGGCTTAACAGCTGCGCCGTGCCGCCAAGAATCAACGACGCACCGACAGCACCAATCAATGCCGACGCCGTAGAGCCGAGAGTAAAGCCAACGTGCAAGCCAGTGGCAAACGGGCCAAACGCACCAGTGGCGCCCATGCCCAAACCCATAAAGCCAGCGCCTGCGCCAGCGGTCACTACGGCAAAAGCGACCAAGGCAACACCGGCCAGAATCTTGCCAAAGCTGCTCCAGAAGCCAGCGCCCGCCACTACCGGGATAATCTGAATACAACCTGAAACCGGGTTTGCAATTCCTTCTAAATCCGTTTCGTAGTTATCAACCACCACCTTGTAGTGCCATTCCGCCATGTGGCGCTCAAGGCCAGGGAAGTTGACCAGCAGCATCCTGATGGCTTCGCCTGCGCTGGCTACTTCCGCAAAAATCCGTCGCCTGCCAACGAATTTGGCCAACGGGCCGTAGAGCTTAACCTCTCTCTTCATGGCGCAGCACTCTACCAGTGCATTTTACAAGCCATTCTGAGAGCAAATCGCGGCTGGACAAGCGCCCGCGCAGATGATGCAACACATAGCCGTCACCTAAGTAGACGCCAACGTGGTTGAGCTTGCTGGATTCAATGGCCATCAGCATTGCATCGCCTGGCTGAATCTCTTCAATATCTACCGGATAAAAGCCGGCCTCTTGCCAGCAATCGTCAAACATTGGATCGGCGTTGAACTCGTCAACACTGTTTGGCCGGTCCCAGTCCGGCAGCTTTAAGCCTTGCTCGCTGTACCAGTCGCGGACCAGCGTCCAGCAATCGCTAACGCCCCAAACCCACTGCCTGCCGATCAGCGGCGCTTGATAACCCTCAGGCTTGCAGCTGTCCCATTTCTCGGTCTTCGGGTTGACGATATACCAAGGCAGCTCAGATTTCTCACAGGCGATCCGGTCTGCTTCGCTCGGCGCTGGTGGTGTGGCCGGATGGCTATGGACCACCGCGATGATCTCGCCCTCATCTTCTGCTGCTGCGTAATCGAGCGGATCGAGAATGAAAAACTCGTTTGTATCGGCCAGATTCTTACAAGGCCAATACCGCTCACGTCCTTTGACGATGAGCAACAGGCCGCAAGCCTCGCGCGGGTCTTCTGCTTTTGCGTGCTCCAGAGCCTTTGCCTTAGCCGCCGCCTTCATCCGCCAAACAATCCAATAGAAGGGAACCCCCCGAAGGGTAGCTCTGCATTCTCACCGAATCGAATCTGGCAACTGCTTAGCCGTTTGCCGCATTTATCGTCGGCAGTAATGATCGTGGATTTGTCGTTTTCGTCGAAATAATTTGTGCCGCTGTAGCCGCACTCCGAACCCTTGTAAACCCAAGGGCAAAGGTTCTGATTGCATTGGCGCTTCGGCGCCCGGACGCCCTGCAGGTCAAACGTTGCCGCCAGCTCGAACTCCACCAGCTCGCGGTTTTCGGTAACCTTGCGCGCGATGTAGTAAATCTCAGATGGCAGCGTTGCGCTGGTGTCTGGCGTGCCGTATGGGTTGGTATCGTCGGTGAAATTCTCGCCGTCGATGTAGCGCACCAAGGTGCGGATCCTGGTCAGCTTGGCGCCTGTTAGATCATTGCCTGGCGTCGTTGTATTGGCGCTCAGCAGGATCGTGGTCATCGTGCCCAGCAGGTTTGAGACGCGCATCATTGGCCGCGGCAGGCTGCTGCTCTCCGCGTTGTACTCAAAACCCTCAACCTCGATTGGATATTTGCTGTAGGTGTTGCCGTCCCAAATGATGTCCTGAATCCCAATATCAGTGCTGCCGGCGTGGAAGCGATAGGTGAAGTCTGTGCCGTGCAGCGCCGCAGTCAGTTCCAACTCAAACAGCTCAATGATGCTGCTTGGGTTGATCTTCTGCAGTTCAGAGGTTGGAATTGCCATCAGGGCTCAAAGACTTGGCGGAACGTAGCCGAAATGCTCACGCGGGTTGGATAGTCCACGCTCTTCTGCCACTCTGCGCAAACCCACTTGTAGGACGTTGCCTCATCTGGTGGAGTCCAGTCAAAACTGGCCGAATCATTGGCGCGAGCGTTCAGAAAATCCTCGATAGTGTCCGCATCAGTCTCTGTGATGTTTTCCCAGCGCAGATTCCAAAGCTTTGGGTTCATGTGGCTGGGGATGCCATACAGCAACCGCTGTTCGTAACCATCGCCAAACTGAATCGTACGAGTCTTGGGCGCGCTCGCTTTCGACGCGCCGTAGCTGACTGCAATATCGGGGAAGGTGGCCATTAGCTGAGCAATCCTCCTGGGCGTTTTTGACGGATCAGCTCATGGCGTACAGCAACGCCGATTGCCTCGCCCAGCTGCTTGCTGCGCGTGTCATCGCCTTGAGCTGCAGAACCAGTGGCGTCTACGTTCACCACAATATGGCCCATTCCTCCTGCTGCCTCAACACCAAGGCGACCACCAGGGCCGCGGCGTAAGGGCATCACCGCTTCAGGGCCGGCCTCTCCCATCAGCCCTGCGCCATTGGCCATCGGGAACAGCGTGGGCCTGTTGACTACGCCGCCCTTGGCGAATGGGACAATCCCGTTCTGAGCAAAAACGCCGCCATTCTTAAAGCCAAACAGGCTGCCAATTCCGCCAGTCAATGGCGCAATGATCGCTTGCCGCACTGCAATGCGAGCAATGTCAGCGATGATCGCATTGGCAAAATCCCTAAAGTTAGCTTTGCCAGTCATCACGAAATTGACCAGCGCATCCTCCATGCCTTGGAAGGCGCCAGTGACAGCAGCAGAAACCTGGCCTCCAAAATCGGTCAAAGACTTGCGGTACTCCTCAAAGCCTTCCTTGAAAATCTTGCCGAATGATTGATCCAACTCCTCAGTGGCCGTTTTCAGTTCTCTTTGCTTTTCAATCGCTTGCTGGTCTAATTGGTTGCGCGTCATGCGGCCAATGTTTAACGCCTCCTCAACAGACTTGGCGTTCAGCATTGCGTCGGCATTCTCTGCCAGCAGCACGCGCCGCCGCTCTTCATATTGCAGTTCAATTTTTTTAAGGGGGTCGCTTTCGCGTGCAATGCGCAGTGCAGCCTCTGACGCTTCCAGCTGCAGCACGGATGCACCAAACGCTTTGCGGCGTTCCTCTGCTTCTCTTGCTGCTGCTTGAGCTGCTCTTTCGGCTTCTCTATTTGCCTTTGCTTTGCGCGCTTGCGCTGCCTTGTCGGCTTTGCTGTCACCGCCTGGCGTGAATGCACCGCGGCCACCGCCGCCGTAGTCAGCGCCAACTTCAGAACGGCCAAACAGCACTTTTTGCTGCGCTTCGATGTCCTTAAAAAACTGGCCGCGAGTGTCTGCTAAGCCAGTCTTTGCGACATCAACCGCTGCGCCGAATTTGCGCTGCACAACCAGTTGTGCGATTGCTAAGAGATCGCGAATTGTGCGCACAAAGAAGCGCATTGATTGGACGAGGCCCAGAACAACGCTTGCCACCCCTCGAATGCCAATCTCAATGACCTTGAACAATGGGCCAAAATCTTGACCGCTGCTGAACAGATCACCAAAGACTTCAACAATCGCATTCAGCGCAGGCAGCAGCGCATCCATCAGCTGCTTTCTGAACCCGTCAAACTGAATCTGGAAGACGGTTAGCTGATCGTTGAAATATTCAGCATTTTGGGCGAAATTGTCACTTACCTCATAGTTGAACCGCTCTAGCGCTTCACTGCCGCCATTCAGCAGCGTGATCATGTCGGCGCCAGACTTGCCGAACAGCCGCATGGCAATGGCTGCCTTTTCTGGCCCGTTTGGCAGATCTTTGAACTTGTCTGCAATCTCTTTAAGCAGATCGTCCGAAGCCTTCAGGCTGCCATCGGCGTTCTTGACGCTTACGCCGAGCGCAGCGTAGGCATTGCTGTAGGTCGAAACGCCTTGGGCTGCCTCGTAAGACGTCCGCGCAAACGTCTTGAGGCCCACCTCAAGCTGCTGCTGCGAAACATCGGCCAGCTTGCCAGCATTGACAAAAGCCTGCAGCGAATTGGCTGCAATGCCGGTCCTGGTGCTCAGCTTGCCAAAAGCGTCAGCCTGATCAATCGTCTGCTTGGCAAAGCCAGCAATGGCGCCAACAGCAAGCGCAGCGCCCAGCGCCCTGAATGCAGTGCTAAGGCCGCCAACGGCCATCTTGAGATTCTTAACCTTGCCCTGCACTCCCTGCATGGAGTTGCCAAGGCGCTTGATATTGTTCTCGCCTTTTACGTTGGCGTTAATTAGCAGCCCAAAAGTCGCCGCCATTACTTGGACTCCTTATTCATCAGCTGAACTACCGCCCCTTCCATCACCTGCAGATCCTCCAGAAGTGAGCGGGGGTCTTCTACTTCATACAGTCTAAAGAGCCACGCAAGCGCGCCATAGTCAAAGCCCAGCAAGCCGTTCATTGCCACGCGCCATTGGGTCTGGCAACGCAAGAACATGCCCACGGAGTCCCAGTTCTCTTGCCAAACCTCAAAATCTTCTGGCCCTTCAGGCATCGGCAGAGCCAGACCAAAGGCCGCCGCATCGGCCATTAGCTCCGAGGTGTCCTCAGTGCCTTTGGCCCAATACTGAGCGGCCTCTATCAGTTTTTTCGCTTAGCCCCTTGGTGGCTGTCTATGTAGGTGGTGGCAATAGCGCCAGCCAGCATCGGCACGTCGAGCAGTTGCGCCAATGCCTTTTGGCTGAACGGCATTTCCTTGCCGTCGTCGTCGGTGATGCCAGACCAGCCCACAAGAATCTCGGTAACCAGCTCAGCCTCTGTGAGCTGATCCTCTTGGATCAGTTGACCAATTTCCCGCATCCGGCTTTGGCTGACGCGCTTAAAAACCCCGTCAAAGGTGACGCGCTGATGGCGGCCACCGTCAACGGGGATATCGAACGCAACAGGCCAGCTGTAGGTGTCTGATTGCTTGAGTACGAATGCCATAAAAAGTGGCTAATCGCCGCAAGCGTAGCAGTTGCCTAGGTCAGCAGCAGCGAAAATTCATCGTTGCCCGAATCAGATGGGGCAGCGTTGTAGTCGATATTCAGCATTTGGATTCCGTCGGAATCGCTATAGCTGATCGCTGTCAGGTCGGTTTGAGGTGCGCTAAACGTGACGATATTGCCAGCGGTTTGGCCATGCTGGAAAGTGTTGTTTCCAGTTGCCGTGCCGGTGATATCAGTAAAGAAGTTGTGAGTAGCCATCAGCTCAGCCTCCAGCACAATGCTGCCGGAAGGCTTGCGATCGGTGTAGAGCACCTCTTTAGTGCCGCCCACCAGCTCGCGATAGGTGGTGGCTGCGTTCAGGTCAAATCCGAACGACTGCACGGCACCTGAGAAGCTGAACAGCTGCTGACTGGTGGTGTTGCCGTTCTTGAACAGCACCGGCTTGGCCTGGTTCTGATAGGTCGGCGTCGGGTTGGCGCTGTCGTCGGGTGCGTTGTAGATGCCGACCATGGAGAAATTAAG